AAAACCCAGCACCGGAGGCCAAGTGGATAGAATATTTCCCCTGGAACGTACCTTTTATCATAGAACTGGCAAATATGTTCAATCTTACCATTTTAGATATACACGACGACACAAACCAACGTAAGTATTTCATTTATAGAAAGCAGTTGACTAATCTGGAAAAATAAAGTAAAATATAAGTATGAAGGTAAAGAAAACAGCAAAGACAACTATTAAGAAAAAACTAAAAAAAGGTTCTAAGAAGAGTGAAGAGCCAATTGTAAAAGTTCTCAATCTAAACGTAAATCCTGAAAATCCTAGGAACGGTTTCTTTGAACTGGATTGGAATCCTGAATTTGTAAACATGTTAAAACAATCAGGGTACGAAGGTGCAAGTGAAGAAGAGATCGTAGACAGATGGTTCCAAACACTTTGTAGGACTATTGGCAACGAGCAAGGCATAGACGTCACTGGATCTGGATACGTACAGATAAACAGAAGAGACGATGGCAAGACTGAGGTATCATAATGGGATATTTTTTACTTGGTGTTTTGATTGGTTGGATGGTTCCAAGACCTAAGTTTATAGGCAGGGCCGAAGCGGCTATATGGACTCCTATCAAAAAGAAACTTCCCAAGTTCACACAGAACTGGTGGGGTTGATTTGGCACACATACTAGTAGACACAGCAAACACATTCTTTAGGGCACGACACGTGATCAGAGGTGACACTTCTGAGAAGGTGGGCATGGCCATACACATCATGATGAATTCAATTAAGAAGGCATGGCAGGACTTCGGAGGAACACACGTGGTGTTCTGCCTAGAAGGCAGATCATTCAGGAAAGACATGTACGCACCTTACAAACGTAATCGTAAGGAGATGGCAGATGCCATGACTGAGAAGGAAAAAGAAGAAAATGAAGTTTTCTGGGAAGTATATGACGACTTCGTTGACTTCGTGAAAACAAAAACTAATGCGACAGTATTGAGAAATCCTAGGACCGAGGCGGACGATCTCATAGCAAGATGGATAGACAAACATCCTGACCAGGAACACGTGATCATAAGCACGGACAAGGATCTGAATCAACTTATCACACCACGTGTGAAACAGTACAATGGTGTGAACGAGACCACACTCACACACGAGGGATGGTTTGATGCTAAGACTGGTAAGCCTGTGATAGACAAGAAACTGAAAGCACCTAAACCTGCTCCAGACACGGAGTGGATAGTGTTTGAGAAGGCCATGAGAGGTGATCCAAGCGATAACATATTCTCAGCATACCCGGGTGTGCGTACCAAGGGCACCAAGAACAAGATAGGCCTGCAGGAAGCATACGCAGATCGTAACGAAAAAGGCTACACATGGAACAATCTGATGTTGAGCAAGTGGGTCGATCATGACGGCAACGAGCATAGGGTATTAGAAGACTACGAAAGGAACAGGGCATTGGTGGATCTACACGCACAACCCGAGGCCATAGTGGAAGAACTTGATCAAACGATTGCACAGGCCAAGGCAGAGAACAAGAGCATTGACCAGGTTGGAATCAGATTCATGAGGTTCTGTGGCAAGTATGACCTAAATAGGATTAGTGAGCAGGCACAACTGTATGTTGAGCCTTTTAATGCGAGGTTAACACAATGACAGTTAGAGCAAAGACCTTAGTCAAAGACAAGTTCTGGATAGTCGAGCAAAACGGCCAAAAACTAGGTACCCTTCAGAAGCAAGAGGACAACGGTTGGATATTCCTCAGCAAACAGAAGAACAGAGAGGTGTTCCACACACAGGAGAGCCTGTTCACAAAGTTTGGATTTGGTATGTTTGAGGAGTCAAATGTCAAGAAACCCGAGGAAGAAGTACAAACAGACAACTTTGATGTTCATGGTTTCCCTTGTAGTCAACATCCTTACAATCCCATGTTCGACGTGCAAAAACAATTACCCGTTTATACAAAGACACCAAAATCAAAAAGCCAATTCTGTGCAGGTTATTACATAATCTGTTTTGAAAAAGGCTGGCGTAAAGCATACTGTCCCAAGATGATCACACTATCGAGATACGAATACAAAGGTCCGATAAAAACCAAACTAGAAATGCAACAGGTATTAAATGACGCAGTCAAACAATTCCAAGATACAAACTAGGCCCATAGAAGATCTCATAGGCAGGATCAGGACCTTGAGACAGAAGGGTGAGAGACAGATCATTATCCCGGCCAAGGAAGCAGATCAACTGGCGGACAGCCTCACACAGGTGATGACACGTATGGTCACGATACAAGAAGAAATCATCGAAGCACTAAAGACTGCCAGAGAAGCACAGACCATAGACATAGAAATGGACGGCGGCGGATTCGATAATAAAAAATAACGTCAATAGGTTGCAACGGTAATATTAACAAACCTTTCCAATACTCATACACGAAGCACATTTTTGGTAAATACACATAGTAAAGAGTAAATCTATGAGCAGACCAAAACCCACAGTGCTGTTGCAACACAGCAATAAAGCCACCTTCAAAATGGACGAAGTCCTAGCCGCGGAAGGAATTTGGGCGGTGTTTTATGATGGTAAACCAATCAACTTGAAGAGTTCAAGTCTTGTGGCAAACTACCCAGGTCCAAAATACAAGAAGGTGTCATTCTCTAATCCAGGACACGCAGAGAACTTGGCTAAGAAGTTGAACGTTCAACACAACACTGACAAGTTTGGTGTTTACCTATTAAAAACAGGCGACAAATTCACTAGATAATTAATTGTATGGATCGCAAGACTGCATACACCCGAACCTTCCTGGAACTGCTAGAGCAACCAACACACGACGAAAGTATAAAAACCAACTACTACACTTGGTGGCAGAATGTAAGGGAAAGTTATCAGGCAAGATCCTTGCGTCTGACCAAACCTGGACTTGAGATGCTTGAAAAATTAGACATCAAAACCTATGACATTAAATTTCCTGCCAAAGTCATATTCACACCACAGACATACCTATGGTTAGACGAGTTTGTTGACTGTCCTTACTACGTGGACAAAAAGAAGATCATTGTGTCCATGGAGAAAATGGCTCTACAATTGATGCTTTTTGCCGGAGATATCACAAAATACGGACTTGCACGGGCAATGAGCAAGATGGACGAACAAAAAGACCAATAAAACCGCGACTTTTCTGCCACATTTACCAGGTTGACGCATAACACATTTCTGCTATAATGGTATTATAAACATTTTAAACAGGAGTGTACAAAATGCCAAGAGCAAACAAAAACAAAGAAGCCGCAATAGGCTCACAAAACAGAACAGTTTCACCCAACGAGGCGAAATCAGCACTAACACATTGTATCAAATTACAGAGACCCATAATGATGTGGGGTGCACCAGGTATTGGTAAGTCAGACATCGTAAAACAGATCGCAGATTCAGAAGGCAGAGAAGTGATCGACATCAGACTTCCACTATGGGAACCTACAGACATCAAGGGTATTCCTTATTACAATTCAAAAGAGAACAACATGGTTTGGGCAAGTCCGGCAGAACTGCCAACTGATCCCAAGAGTAATGCTATTGTGTTCTTAGACGAGTTAAACTCGGCGGCACCGGCTGTGCAGGCGGCGGCTTATCAACTTATACTAAACAGAAGAGTAGGACAGTATCACCTACCAGCAGGCGTTTCAATTGTAGCGGCAGGTAACAGAGACTCAGACAAGGGTGTCACTTACAGAATGCCGGCTCCATTGGCAAACAGATTTGTTCACGTAGAGTTAAGAGTGGACTTTGAAGACTGGATGGAATGGGCGACCAACCAACACGTACACGCAGACGTTGTTGGATACTGCACATTCGCCAAACAAGATTTATACGATTTTGATCCTAGAGGCAGTTCTAGATCATTCGCAACTCCAAGATCGTGGAGTTTCGTATCCCAACTTCTATCAGATGACCTGCCAGAAAGTACGCTCACTGACCTCGTAGCAGGTTGCGTAGGAGAAGGACTGGCCGTTAAGTTTATGAATCATCGTAAAATTAGCGGTCAACTCCCTAACCCATCTGATATATTGAGCGGTAAGGTCCGAGACCTTAAAACAAAGGAGATATCAGCGATGTACTCCCTGACAGTTTCTTTGTGCTATGAACTACAACAGGCACACGAGAAGAAAGACAAGACTTGGAATGAACAAGCGGACAGGTTCTTCAACTACATGATGGACAACTTCGAGACAGAGTTGGTTGTTATGGGTGCGAAGATTGCCTTGACAAACTACAAACTTCCGTTCGATCCTAGCAAGTTGAAATCATTTGATAGGTTCCATAAGAAGTTTGGCAAGTATGTCATAACTGCTATGGAGTCTAAATAATGGTTGATTATCACGATCAGAAAATAATAGACAAACTGGTCACAGCAAGGATCGCCTTACTACTGAAGCATCCGTTCTTTGGCAACCTTGCCACTAGATTGAAACTAGTGAACGCAGATGACTGGTGTCCAACTGCTGGTACAGATGGCAGACACTTTTTCTACAACACGAAGTTCATAGATTCACTCACACCCAAAGAAGCAGAGTTCTTGTTTGGACACGAGGTGTTGCACAACGTATTCGAACACATGCTGGTGAGGATTGGTGATAGGGATCCACAACTTTGGAACATCGCGGCGGACTATGCCGTTAACCAGATATTGAAAGATTCAAACATCGGTGACATGCCCAAAGGCAAGAAAGGCGAGAACAAAGGCTTCCAGGACGACAAGTACAAGGACTGGGCAAGTGAGAGAATATACGATGACCTTTACAAGCAGGCCAAGAAGAACGGCAAGAAGATGTTGGAGAAACTGGGTGAGCTGATGGACGATCACCAGGAATGGGGCAAAGGTGATGGTGCTGGTGAAGGCAAGGGTAACGACAAGAAAGGTGCAAAAGGTGGCAAGCCTGTTTACACCAAAGAAGAACTTAAGAAGATCAGAGATGAAGTCAAA